CCAAGCGCTCCAGCCCTACAAGACATTGTACCTACAGGCACAAACACAAATGTACCTATGGAGACTGCAGTTACCAGGTCATCAAACATGGCAATGTCCAAAGTTTACTCCAAGGGTAGAGATCTCAAGCTAGACATTCAGAAAGCATCCTTAAAAGCCCAAAAAGCAAACAACGTAAACCTTCAAGAGATGACACCAGAGAACGCCGTTAGATTGGCTGATTTTGCTGTATTTGACGCTTTAGAAGCCATCAAGACAAACCAAAATGCTATTGGCTGGTATGAAGGTACTATTGATAAAATGGTGGATAACCTTAGCCAGGTTGTACCAGAGATAAAAACCAATCAACCAAATCGTCTTCAGTTCTTTTGGGCCTTAGCCGTTACGTCAAACGGGCTGGTGGTAGATAAGAATCTAAACTTGGCTGTAGATGTCTATGAGCACCTCCAAAAGACAGGAAGATTCCCAGCAAAGATGGGCATAGGTACTGCCGCGCAAGGGATAAACGAGGGTTTAGCTAAGTACCACAAGATGATCGACAAGTTTGATGGAGACCATCAGGCATTAGAAGACTTTATGCTTAAAAAGATGCGCTCTGGCGACATAGAGGGTATCGTCGGAATAAAACCAACGGGCGAAGGCGATAACGCTACCGTCCGTGGTGCAGCAGTACTTGGGGCCAAGATCGGCAATGGATTCTTCAGCAACCTTTATGGAGAATATGATGCTCTGACTATGGACCGCTGGCTTATGCGAACTGTAGGCCGCTGGCGTGGCAACTTGGTCAAAAAGAACAAGCCAATGGAGCGCAAGAAACGCGACGAGCTTTGGGACTACTTAAGGGGCTTAGACGACACGCAATTAGCTAGGCTTAGGAAACTCTACAAAGGCACTGGCACAAAGATATCCAACAAAACCATGAGTGACGCAGCTTTGGACAAGCTTTCAGTTGCTACAGCTAAACTTTCTATGAAACCCGAATGGCGTGATCTTATTAACCCAGAGTTTAAAGATGTAAGGCTTATTGGGAATGGATTGGCAGGGTACTTAGATGGTCAAGTAGAAGCTCCAGCAGGTCCATCAGAGCGCCAACATATTAGAGATATCTTCCAGAAAGGCCTTGACGATCTTAACAACAACCCCGAAGTTAGGAAGCTAAGTAATAAACCACTAACTATGGCCGACTTCCAGGCGTTGTTGTGGTATCAAGAAAAACTTCTTTATGATACGGCTAAAAAGCCAATTGGAGAGCAAAACAAGGAATATAAAGATGAAGAAGCGCCAGACTACGCAAACGCCGCGCAAAAGCTCGTCACTAGAAGAGCAATTGAGCGAGATCGACTGGGATCTTCTGGATCAACTAGCCGACGAGGAGGAGGGCCAAGTGCGTCCAATGATGTCCAACGAGGGCAATCCGTTTCAAAAGGAGCACTTGAACTCGACCAAGACGCCCCAGCCCTCGCCAGAGCCACTAACGGAGGACGCTCTACAAACGATCTTCGGCAAGATGGACGAAGCCAAGAAGAAGGGACCCAAAGACTCCCAGCATTGGCACTACAGAATACGCCAAGAGAGCCCCAACTCGTAAACAGCCTTAATGGATTAGGCAACGCAGATACACTTAACGATTTCTTAGCTAGACCTGGGTGGGCTATACTTACAGCCACCCAGGAAAACCTTAGCCCCACTATTAGGGACAAAAGAAACCAAGAGAATAACGCAGATCTTGAAAAGCAACTCCAAGACCAAAACATCCCGTATCTTCCTGTTTCTGGTGCTTACAAAGGTGTAGACCAGGGTCCTAGCTTTTTGATACTTACAGATGAACCTGCAGCAATGGCTTTAGGTCGCAAGCACCTCCAGGAAAGTATCCTGACAAATAACGGGCTTGTATATACAAAGCGCACCCAGCCAAACACACGACCTACCCAGCAAAACCAATTTGGCCCACAAGCTCAACAGGAAGACTTTTACAGTACTGTTTCTGGCCTACCGTTTTCTATGGGTCTCGACTTTAACACTGGCCCAGGTAATGCAGTCTTTAAGTCAGGGTTTGTGGAGGCACAAAACAGGCCCCAGTTACCTGTAAGAGATGCAGATGGCCTCGTAGAGCTTCATCACTGGAGTTCAAAACAACTAAAATCAATAGACCCCAATAAAGCTGGCACGGGTCCATACTCAGGTGCCGAGCGTAGGCGTGGCGCTAAGTTAGGATTCTTTGGTATTAACCCAAGACAAAACCTGAGAGAGCAAGGCACTGGCTACGTTAAAGAGCCATCTCTAGGCGGCTATGAGCACATAGCACTTGTAGACCCAAATGATCTCTACCCAATAATTGAAGACCCAGATGGGATCCTGGCCAACATGGGTTCAGACATAAGTGACCTAGAGAAAGCAATTAAGGACGCAGGTTATAAAGGTTATTACACGACAGATGATGGCAGTGGAAAAGCACCTCTAGGAAATGTCGCAGCATTGTTTGATCCCATTGAAGTTTCAGAAGTCAGATCAAAACCTCAAGAAGAGCTCGACCAAAGCATCCCAGCCCTCAGCAATTTCCTCCGCAATGGAGCGGCCAAACTAAGAGCGCGTATTGCTCCTCGCCCAGCTTCCCAACAAGTAAAATCACAGGCACCTGTCGCCCGTGCTCTTTTTGAGATTGGCAAGAAGGGATCCCAGTTTGAGAACGGCATAACAAACATTGATGATGCACTTAAGCTGGCTAAGGCTCTCTCAATAACCGTCAACATGTTCCACGACCAACAACAGATGACAAAAGCTGCAGGTTATACTGAGAATAAACCAGGAATAAGAGGTGTCTTTATAAAAACTCCTGGTGGGTCATCTGGAGAAGTTTTTGCCTTAGAGCCAGGCACAGAAACAGACAGAGGACCTATTAGTGATATTGATGCATTAACCACTGTCCTCCATGAAATCTTTCACGGAGTTGGCGCTGGCCCTATGTCAGGCTCAAGGATGTCAGGAATTGCACTACCTGTAGACGTAGGCAAGTCAATGGCAAGAAGCCCTGAGAACGCAATGAGGCGTATGATCAAAAAACCCCAGGGCAAGCGTACCAACCAGGAACGCAAAATCATGTACGAGATTAAGCGCCTTCAAAACCAGATTGGCGTTTATGCTGAGGCTAACCCAAAAGAACGTAGATCTGTGCGTCTGCTTACAGCATCTATGGATGCCTTTGCTGAAAAGCGAGGTAGTATGTCCCCAGAACTGCAATTGGAAGTAGAACGGGATATTTCTAACTACGAGCAATACATCCGCAAGACATCTGAGTTTACTGTTGATCCTTTTTGGGTCTATGCGTTCAACCCTAAGCTTGCCAAAGCAGTAATGCCTGAGACTACCAAATGGATCAGGGAAAACCTTAAGGCCGCTGGTAATCCCAACATCCAATTCTACAGCCACCCACTTGCAATGGCTGTTGCTGTCGTTGCAGCTATTCTGGCCCAACAGGAGGCTGCTGAGGATGAAGAAGAACAGCGCCAAATGATGCCCCCAGGAGCGTTGAGCCCACAGATGGGCGCACTATCGGCTGCATAAGTCACGCAAACTAAGGAAGCACCCAACATGAACAATACTGCATTCGACTTTGTGTCGATTTTAGAATCATTCCAAAGTGTCAAGGAATCAAAGCTCCTCACTGAGGATCAAAAACAAAAGATATACACCGATATGCTGAGAGCCCTGCCCCCAGATGTCTTTTGTTCCACATGCATAGATACCATGACAATTGTCGAGGAGATCTTAAAGAATGCCCAAACCCCTAAAGCCCCGAAAGAAAGCCCAGCCAGACCACACGCACCCACTGAAGGGAGCGAAGGGCAAAGCGAATTACTTCGCAAAACTAGCGCAAACACCAGAGGGTCGAGAGCTAAGAAAGCAGTGGTCAAAAAAACCTAGAAAGAACCCAGGACGACCCAAGGATACCCGTGACGGTTACACCTTGGCCCAGATAACGCCGCTTAGGGAGAAAGCTAAAGCAGAAGCGAGGATAATCGTGAGCAAGATCAAAAAAGACTTCACCCTAGAGGACGACAGAGCCGAAGAGGCTTTAACAACAGCAGTACAAATCATGCGCGAGCCAGGGCAAAACAGAGACAAGCTTGCCGCTGCACGTATGATCCTGGATTTCACCAAGGTCAAACCTGTCAGTATCTCTGAGGTATCTGTCGGCAAGGCCGAGGCCTTCCTCAGTGGCCTGCTGTCGGAGGAGGAAGAAGGAGACCCCACCGATGGACAAGAAACTGAGAAAGGTACGCAAACGCCTTTACACTGAGTTTGACTTTTATTCCAAATCAGCCCTAAAGATTCGCACGAAGACTGGTGTGATTGCCCCCCTTAACCTAAAGCCAGCCCAGCGCCTCTTAGATGACGCCGTGAGCCAGCAAATGGAAGCCGAGGGCAAGGTGCGCGTGATCATCCTTAAGGCCCGACAACAGGGCCTCAGTACCTATTGTGGTGGCTACTTGTACTGGTCAGTGTCTCAAAGACCTGCCTGTAAAGCAATGGTGATCACCCACCACAGCGACTCTACACGAGCGCTTTTCGATATGACAAAAAGGTATCACGAAAACTGTCCAGACATACTGAAGCCGCGCACAAAGTATTCTTCTAGACGAGAGCTTTCATTCAATGTCTTGGACAGTTCCTATGTCGTTGCTACGGCTGGCGGCGAGAGTATTGGACGAGGCGAAACCCTTACCCATGTCCACGCATCTGAGCTTGCCTTTTGGTCCAAAAGCACTGCCCTAGAAAACTGGAATGGTATGACCCAGGCTGTCCCTAATGCCCCTGGGACTGCTATCTTTGTTGAGTCTACAGCCAACGGTGTTACAGGGATCTTTTATGACCTCTGGAAAGGTGCCGTGGATGGCACTAATGGATATGTCCCAGTATTCATCCCTTGGTTTATGGATCCAGAATATCGTGAGAAAGTCCCTGAGAATTACGAGCGCACCCCAGAAGAAGAAGACCTAGCCGACCAGTATGACCTGGACAATGAACAACTAATGTTTCGCAGAAGGAAGATTGCCCAGAACGGCCTGGATCTCTTCAGACAGGAGTACCCATCCGAGCCCGAAGAGGCTTTCCTTACAACTGGACGGCCAGTGTTTAACCCTGAGAAGGTCCAGAAGCGCATCCAGAATACTGAAGAACTAAAACAAAGGTTAGCCCTGGAAAGCGAAGAGTGGCTAGAGAATGCCAGGGGCGAACTTTCGATCTACCGACCACATGTGGAAGGGGAACAATACGTCATAGGCGCTGACGTAGCTATGGGTGTCAGGGGTGGTGACTACAGTGTAGCCCAAGTGCTCGACAGCAAAAAACGCCAGGTCGCAACCTGGAGATCTCATGTTCACCCAGATTACTTTGCCGAGGTCCTTTATTGGCTTGGTGATTATTACAACGAGGCCTTTATAATCGTGGAAAACAACTCCCACGGAATCCTAACGTGTACACGCTTAGGTAAAGACCTAGCCTACCCTAATTTCTACACTGAGGTCCAGGTGGACAAACTGACTGATAGGGAAACCATTAAGCTTGGGTTTTCGACAACGGCTAAAACCAAGCCCCTCATCATAGATCAATTGAGGGCTAGTGTCCGTGAAGATGAGATTGAACTAAACGACAAAGTCACACTGCGTGAGATGCTCACATATGTCGTGACAGAAAGTGGAGCTATGGAAGCCGAACCAAATTGCTATGACGACTGTGTCATGAGCCTAGCCCTAGCCAACCACGTTCACGAGGGTGCCTGGGAGCCAGTAGAAAGTACCGATGAATATTACATTGAAATGGTCTGATCACTATGGATAAAAAAGAGTATAAGCCCTTAGACGACGAAAAGATTGTCACCCTCATCGATGACAACATTCGGCGCAGCGTAGGTTATTACGACAGCCAGATCAGCCGTGAGCGTAAGAAGGTTGTGGATTACTACAACGCTACGCTCCCAAAGAAAGCCCATGATGGAAACTCTAGCTACGTTTCTATGGATGTCTATGATGCCGTAGAAAGCATGAAGGCTGCACTCCTGGAGACATTTAGTACTGGCAATAAGACAGTTCGCTTTTCACCACAGAATGCCGACGATGTAATAATGGCAGACGTCTGCACTGAGTACACCGACTATGTGGCCCACCGTCAGAACAACCTTTTTGAGGTCATGAACACAGTGATCCACGATGGTCTAATTGCCAGGACGGGGATCTGTAAGGTTTACTGGGCTGAACGCGAAGATAAGCACCTAGAGCCCGTCCAGGATCTTACCGAGGAGGAGCTCGACGCCCTCCTAGCCCAGGACAACGTAGAGATCGACGAGATTACAGAAGACGAGCTAGGGCTCTTCTCAGGTGACCTTTGTGTCTACAGAGACACCAGCCAGGTTGTCATTGAGGCTGTAGCACCAGAAGAGTTCCTAATTGCACCTCAAGCTAAGGACTTATCCTCGGTGAATTTCTGTGCTCACAGGACCACTATGACTATCTCTGAGCTCCGTGAGCTAGGGTATGACGAAGAGCTCATCAGCAAGATCGGGGACCACGAAGACGTGGACATGGAGACTGACCCAGAGGTCCTCTCCAGGCACGAAGAGGTTGGTAGTGACCGAGGGTTCAACGCCAACGGTTACCAAGACCAGGTACGATCTGTGACGGTCTACGAATCTTTTTGTATGCTTGATGTAGAGGCATCAGGAATCGCAGAGCTCTACCGTGTGGTAAAGGCTGGAAACGTCATCCTAGAGAAAGAGAAGACGTCCAGAAAACCTTTCGTGGCCTTCACTCCACTGCCAATTCCACATGCATTCCACGGCAACAACTTTGGATCCAAGGTTGTTCCAATACAGAACGCCAGGACAGTCCTCACCAGGTCGATCTTGGACCACGCAATGATCACCAATAACCCACGTTACACTGTGGTAAAAGGAGGCCTAACAAACCCACGAGAACTAATTGACAACCGTGTGGGCGGCATTGTGAATGTCTCTAGACCTGATGCCGTAAACCCAATGTTACAGGCTCCTCTCAACCCGTTCATCTTCCAGACTATCCAGATGCTGGATGAGGACAAAGAAGATACCACTGGCGTCTCTAGGTTGTCCCAGGGCCTAAACAAGGATGCTGTCTCTAAGCAGAACTCAGCAGCTATGGTTGAGCAACTAGCGACTATGAGTCAGCAACGCCAGAAGATTATTGCCAGGTGTTTTGCTAATAGCTTTCTTAAGCCTCTCTATCAGATGATCTACCAGCTATGCGTAGAGAATGAGACCGAGGATAAGATCGTGGAGTTAGCTGGGCAGTACGTTGAGATTAACCCAGGAACATGGGCAGACAAACGTGATGTAACAGTAGAAATGCATCTAGGATACGGTGAGCAAGAACAGGAAGCTCAAAAGTACTTGGCAATCCACACTCTGATGTCTCAAGATCCAACCTTGTCATCCATGTACACGCCTGAGAACCAGTTTAAGCTGATGTCCCACGTAATGGAGAACAACGGGATCAAGAACGTCCAGGACTACCTGACATCCCCAGATCAGTTGCCACCACCTCAGCCTGACCCAATGCAAGAGATGCAGCAGCAGATGCAAATGAAACAGATGGAGCTCCAGGAACGCCAGACAGCTATGGCTGAACAGAAGGCGCAGATGGATGCCCAGATTGCACAAATGAAAGTCCAACTGGAACAAATGAAGGCTGAGGCGAACATTGCCATCCAGTCTGACAGCATGGACCTCAAAGAGTCTCAGCAAGAGCATAAAGTTATGGTCAACACTGCTGAACTAGAGATTGCACGGACAGCCAATGACGTCCGAGCAATAGCGAGCCCATCAGGCTAACAAAACCAAGGAGAGCAAATGACTGAAGAAGAGCAACTCGTCCAAATGGGCGAGGACGCAGAAGCTGTGCTTAACAGCCCTGCATTTGACCGAGTGGTCAATAAACTTGTGGAGTCTACCTTTCAAGCTTTTGTCAATTCAAAGGCCGACGAGGAAGACCTCCGCAAACAAACTTACAACCACTATCGCGCACTCGTGGACGTGGTGAATACATTGAAACAGCAGGTAGCCGTCAGAGACGAGATACGTGCAAAAGGCGATACTAGCCAAGAGGAAGGCGCACCATCATGAACGTGCAAAACAACCCCCCTCAAGAACCCCGTGAGCTCCAGGATATGGATGATGTCGGGGACGCTATACTAGGACGGTGGACAGACGGCGAAGACCTATCTGAAGACGAGAGCTTAGAGGCAACAGACGAAACCCTCGACGAGACAGAGGAACAGTCTGATTACGACCAGGAAGATACTGAAGTCGATGAAACCGAAGATGAAACCGATGAGGCCCCTGACGAAGAGGAAGAGCCAACCACCGAGGACGAAGACGAGGAAGAAGCAGACGAGATTGATATCTCTGATGACACCCTGGTTGAAATTGCGGTGGATGGGGAAACCAAACAGGCATCCTTAAAGGATCTGAAACGGCTTTACGGACAAGAGGCATCCCTAACCCGTAAGTCTCAAGAAGCCGCTTCTAAACGCAAAGAGGCAGAAGACGCTTTAAGCAAAGCAGACATGAGTTACAGGAAACTGATTGAAAGGGCTGAGGCACGTTTTAAGCCTTACTCAGAGGTCGATATGTTGGTCGCAAGCCGACAAATGGAACCCACTGAGTTTGCAAAACTACGCCAAGAAGCCAAGGACGCAGAATCCGACCTCAAGTTCCTAACGGAAGAAAGCAATGCTTTTTACCAGGAGGCCAACACCCAGCGCCAAAAGCAGCATCAAGACGCTGCCCAGGACTGCGTAAAGGTTCTCCAGGAACAACTCCCTGACTGGGGCAATGATCTATACAACGACATTAGATCCTATGCCGTTTCAGTGGGCTTACCTAGTGAGCAAGTAGACCAATATGTAGACCCCCAGGTTATCATGTTGATCAACAAAGCACGTCTATATGATAAATCGAAAACCACGGCACAAACCAAAAAGGCGAAGGCTAAGGTTATCAGATCGAAGACATCCAAAGGTAAGGTATTGAGGGTTAACAAAGCACCACTTTCTGATGCAGGTCAAAGAGCCCGTAACCAGAAACAAGCCAGAGATAAACTGCGTTCTGCAGAATCTATGGGTGGTGGCATGGATGATATTGCTGAAGCTTTGATGTCGCGTTGGGAGCGTTAATTCTCTCAATAAGATAAGGACTAGCCAAAATGGCAACCTATACCACATACGATCAGGTCGGTAAGGCCGAGGACGTTTCAGACATAATAAGTGATATAACCCCTACTGATACGCCCTTCTTTTCTATGATCAAATCCGAGAAAGTCTCGGCTAGAACATTTGAATGGCTTGAGGATTCCCTCGCTGACGCCGCTGTAAACGCAGCAGTTGAAGGTGCGGATGCAACAATGGCAACATTGACTGCAGCTACATCCAGGACCAATACAACCCAGATACTGACCAAGGCTTTCCAGGTAAGTGCTACAAGTGATTCCATTAAGACCTACGGTAGAGCAAAGGAAACTGCTTATCAACTTGGACGTGCCTTAAAAGAAATCAAGAGAGACGTAGAACGAGCTATGGTTGGGGTCGCTCAGGCCGCTGTCACTGGGTCTACTTCAGCCGCACGTAAGATGGCGTCTGCTACAGCGCAGATCTCAGCATCAACAGACGCAGGTTCCAACTCAACGGATCCACTTACAGAGGCCAAGCTTTTGGTCGCTGGACAGGCGGCTTACACTGCAGGTTCTGAACCTTCAGTACTCATGGTGAAACCAGCAGACTCGACAATCATTGCTGGCTTTGCAGCGGCCTCTGGTCGTAACCGTGAGTTTGCGCAGACGAAGACCTTGGTCAACGTCATTGATTTGCTGGTGACCCCATTTGGTCAGTATAAGGTGGTGTTAAACAGACATCAGCTTACTACCCATGCGTTTCTAATCGATCCGACCATGTTTAAAACTGCAGTCCTTCGCCCGTTCTCTCGGACACTTCTGAGTAAGACTGGTGACTCGGACAAGCATTTTGTCGTGGGCGAGATGTCACTGAAGCACACTAACTTCGGTGATTCTCACATGATCACAGGACTTTCATAAGTCCGACTAAGAATAGGCTTCGGCCTATAGGCCACCCCCAGAGGTACAGGAGTTTTGCTCTCCTTTTCCTGTCCACTGGGGGTGGTCTTTTTGTTTCTACTAAGGAGAACCTCCATATGAGCACAAATAAGAACGACAGCATGAACCTGCTTGGTGTTGATACCCAGTATCTGCAGTCAGGAACGGATGTCTATCGGAAACACACGCAGAACATCACTCAGAGTTTCTTGGATGACCTTAAGGACGCCAGGAATGCATCTGATGGACAAAAAGAAGGCGACTATCAGACTGTCGCAAGCATCCCCGTGGCCGTCCATGAACAGTGGCTGCGCGAGGGTTTTAACCTCTATGAAGCAACACTTAAAGAAACCGTCAAGCGCCTACACGATCAGGGCCTAGATGGTTTCATGGCAACCAACAAAAGGATCTGAGAATGGCTAACGGACTCTATGCAAACATCCACAAGAAAAGAGCACGTATTAAGGCTGGATCAGGTGAAAAGATGAAGTCTCCAGGTGCCAAAGGCAGACCTACAGCCAAGGCTTTCAAGAAGTCGGCTAAGACGGCCAAGAAAAGGACTTACTAAATGAACAAAGGTGCCATCAGGACCCACTTTAAGGAGCTCCTTAACCGCAGCGATATCACGGACACCCTGGCTGACACCTTCATTTCCCAGGCTATCACTCGGATCGAAAGGACCCTGCGTATTCCTCCAATGGAAAAACGCCAGGAGATCACTATTGATGCTCAGGTGAGCCATGTAGTCGTCCCTAACGATCTCCTGGAGATGATCGACATATACTACAAGTTCACTGTCCTCTCCAGGATACCACTACACGAGATGCTGTCTATGAAGGACTTGGGTGAAACAGGAACCCCCAAGCATTTTGCTACTCAAGGCGAGAACCTATTGCTCTACCCTGAGCCCACGAGCGGAAGCCTAACGATCAGCTACTATGGTGAGTTTCCTGTGATGACAGCAGACAGTGATGAAAATGCCCTGGCAAAAACAGCCAGTGACATCATTGTTTATGGAGCCCTGGGCTACGCTGCAGATTACTATTTGGATGAACGAGCGCCAACATTTGACGGCAAGTTTGGCCAGATGATGGCCGAGATCCAAGAACAGGCAAACGAGGCAGAGCAATCAGGGGGCCTCATGATTATGCGCCCGACCCAGACTTACACAGATTATT